AATAATACTCAAGGAGTTATTGATGCTATTAACTCTTCTAAATGGGGAACTCACATTAAAGGTGGAGGAAGTGTTGGGTTTGGCGCATCAATGCCTGCACAACAACCTATAACAACTGGTAGTTCAAACAATGTTGTTATTAATGTAAGTGTTCAAAATGCATCTGATGATGAAGCACTTAGATTTGCAAAGAAAGTTAAAAAGTATTTGGACAACGGTTCATCTATAGCAATGATGGGAAGTAACTAATGGCTGTAAACCAACGACCTACTAGAACTCCTAAAGTAAAAGCACCATTTAAAAAAGGTGCTTGGATTACTCCTGCAGAACTAGAACGTTACAATGCTGCTACTGCAAAAAAGAATTCAGAATTAAAAGCCCAAGAAAGAATTCTTATTAATGCAAAAGGTGATAAAGCCATTGCTGAAGATTTTAGGACAACAGCCTATACAGATTGGCAAGCAGACCCTTCAAACACAAATCTTTATAATACCTATGTTGCTCGTGGTAAAGATGTAGCAAAACAACAAACTATTATTGAAAAAACTACTGCAAAAATTAAAACGTTAAAAACTGATTTAGCAGCAATTAAAAAGAAGTTTGCAAAAGATTTACACAAAGGAACTGGTTTAAACACTGGTAACTCATCATCTGTTAAAACTACAGACGCTACTTTAAAACCTCCGTTTGCCTATAAGTACAATGCGCCTATGGTTACTCGTGCGTACATGAGTCCACAAAGTCCTCAAGCATTGGCTGCTGCTAATCCAGATTTAATCACAAGCCCTGGTAAATTTAAAAATGCTGCAAATGAAGCGTGGAAAACTACTAGTGATAATGGTATTGCTGGTGCCAAAGGTGTAATTCAGATGAGTTCATTTTTAGCACAACATACAACTATTACTAAAGATTCTAAAAAACAAGCGTTTTTTGATGAAAGCATGTATGGATTTAAATTTTTATACAACCCAAATTCTGTGTCTATGACTTGGGGTATTAATACAGAAGTTAATACTCAAATGGAATCTATGGGACTAGATAAATCGGTACCTTTAACTGCTGGTCTTTACAACAGCACAATTAGTTTTGAACTACTGTTAAACCGTATAGAAGATATGAAGTATTTAGATGAAACAGGTTTAAAGTCACAATTATTTGCAAACATTTTAGTTGGACTTTCAGAAAATCCTTATCCTCACCAAGGTATACCAGATTCAGAGTTTAGAAACATTTACAAAAAAGGAACAATGTATGACCTTGACTATTTGTTTAGAGCAACTAATGGGTTTAACTCACAATATACCTCATCGTTAAACGGTACAACTTCAGACCGTGGTTGGCTTTACGCTTTGCCTGTAGAACTTCATTTAGGAGATGGATTACATTACCTAGTTAGAATAACTAACTTAAGCGTAAATCACACTATGTTTAATGAACGTATGGTTCCCGTATTAAGCACTGTGGGTATTACATGTACTCGCTACTATGATGGTCCAGAACAAAATTACACAGGAATTGTAAAATGATTTATTTAGACAGTCGTTATGCTGATGGTTCTTTGTACAAGGCTTGGGATGCAAGGGAAAACAAACAGGAATATCACATTGCTGTTGGTAGACAATGGCCTGCTTATTCAAGTGCTTACTTTATTTATGAATGGATTGTCACAGATAGATTAGACGTTCTTGCTAATAAGTTCTTAGGTAACTCAGAGTATTGGTGGAGAATTCTAGATATTAATCCTGAAATTATTGACCCACTAACCATTACTCCTGGCACACAAATTAGGATTCCAAATGCGTGACCCAGAACGTCAAGATAGATTTGGTTCTACATTCACTGTAACAATGCCAGACTTTCCAAGCATGACTGTACAACCTAAGTATATTCGGTTGTATCAGAGTATGGGAAACCATGATGTTGTAGAACTTTACTATGAACGTTTTAGTCCATTTCTTACTCAGTCTTTAAAGACTGGTGTTCCAGTTACTATTACTTGGAAAAACGATAAAGTAAGTGGAAAGTTTATTGGCTATACAACAGACGCAACTCATTTTTCTGAGCAAACTATAAAGCGTGGAGTTAAAGTAACTTGCATTGCAGAGTCTTATGTAACAAAAGAAACTTCTTCAAAGATATGGATAAACAAAACTGCGTCTGAAATTGTTACAGACATTGCTAAACTGTCAAAATTAAAACCAGTAGTTACTCCTCATAACGTTAGATTTTCTCAACAATCTTTGGCTGGTATTACAAGATGGGAAAAAGTTAAAGAACTTGCAGACCGTATTGGCTATGGGTTTCACGTAACAAACGCAGAGTTACACTTCCATCCAGTAGATACAATGATTGATAAGTTCATGACTGTTACTCCAGTTATGTCTTTTATTGACCCATTCCAAAATGTTGTTTCTGAAAACAACGCTCAAACATTAGATTCTTTTGCGCCAAGAACTGGTGACTTTGTTCAAAGAGAAGGTCATTACAGAACAACTAAAACAGTGGCTGGTGTAGACCCTGTTACTGCAAAACTTTTAACATACACAACTACCCCAAGCGAGGTAGGAAAACAAGTTAGAACAACCGTTAAAGATGCTTTATTTTCTTCAAATGAAACATCTATTGTTGTTGGTAGCCAGTCAATGGCACAAGCAATGGCAGTGGCTAAAGCCCAGTTATCACGTCTTTCTATTCCTGCTGAAGGTGTAGGACAAGGAGACCCACGTATTGCTCCATGGAGAACTATTGAGGTTAGAGGAATTGATGAAGTCTCTGATGGGTATTGGGTTGTTGAATCTGCAAACCATTTCATTCATATAGATGGACGTTACCAAGTTGAGTTTACTTGTCTTACCGATGGCACTGGCACTAATGAGCCAAGTTCTACAAGACCATCAAATGCTGGTAATTCTCCTGCAAGAAACGTTACAGAAGAGTTGGCTGGAGCAGCAATAACCTCTCCAACTACTGTAAAATTATCTGCACCTGCAGCAATGATTAGTCAAAAAAATAACGGGTTTAAAGTAACCCCAAGAAGATGGGTAGGAGTCTGATGGCTGAAGTAGCAATACAACTTCCATTTTCTATTGACCCTTATGGAAAAGTTGGACAAACAACAAGTCAGTCAAAAATTTGGACTGACCGTGTTCGTTCTGTAATTGGCACAACTCTAAGAGAACGAGTAATGCGTCCTCAATTTGGAACTATTATTCCTTATGCTTTGTTTGAATCATCAGGCACTGCCGTGTCAGAAGTTAGGACTGAAGTAAATAAGGCTTTTGCTAATCAATTGCCATTGTTAAGGTTGCAAAATGTTGATGCATCGTTTGATGATTACACTGGAATTCTTAAAGTTGAAATTACTTATGACCTTCCTAATAACGAACAAATAGTTACAAACATTGGATTGATTTTAATTACAGGAAAGAACCCACCTTACGAGGAGTTATTGTGAGCATAGCACCAGTATCAAATATCCCTACATCTGTAGATTACACAGGACGTGATTACTACTCTCTACGTGAGCAGTTAATTACCCGTATCCAAAGTCGTATTCCAGATTGGACAGCAACTGACCCAGCAGACTTTGGCGTTGCTTTAGTTGAAGCCTTTGCTTATATGGGTGACCTTATTGCTTACTACATTGACCGCACAGCAAATGAAGCGTTCATTGACACTGCTATCCAACGCAATACTCTTTTAAATATTGCTCAAACTTATGGTTATATTCCAGCAGGATATCGTCAATCAAGCGTTGAAGTTACCTTTACAAACACATCAGCAAGCGATGTAACTCTTCCAACAGGTACAGTAGTTTCTGCTCAAATAACAACTGGAGACGTTACAGACACTGTTTACTTCTCTACAGTTGCCGATGCTTTAGTGATTGCCCAAGCAGGAGAAACTGCTGGTACGTACACTATAACTGCTACAGAAGGACGAACAATTGAACGTATTTCTGCTTCAGCAAATACTTATGGTGAACTAATTGGAACTTCTGATGGTAATCCAAATCTTGTTTACGAATTATTAGAAACCCCAGTTGTAGATGGAACTGTAGAAGTTTATGTACAAGATGGTGATTTGTACTCAAAGTGGACACAAGTACAACACCTTATGGATTACGGTCCAACAGACCTTGTTTATACCGTAACTAGTGATGAAAATAATACTGTCTCTGTTAACTTTGGAGATGGAGTTTCTGGTGTTATTCCTACTATTT